AGTAGATGATTTTCAAGAGGGTCGTATAAAGTGGATTCTTTTCACGGCTCAGGCTGGTGGTGTAGGTATTACCTTGACTGCAGCACGCCGTTTGGTTATGCTTCAAAGACCGTGGTCATTAGTTGACCACAAACAAGCCTTGGATCGAGTACATCGTATTGGAAGCGAAATACACGACTCCATTTTGATTATGGACTATGTAACTGAGGGAACTATTGAAGAGAGAGTTATTCAAGTTCTTGAAACAAAGTCTGACAACTTCGAACAGATTGTTCGGGATAGGGATCAATTAATGAAACTACTCAAGGATGACAAGGCAGGTTTGCTATGAGTGATGTTGTAAGACTTTCAAATTCAGAAATCCAAACATTTAAAGATTGTCGTCGCAAGTGGTGGCTTACTTACTATCGTCGCCTACAACCTAAATACAAAGATACAACTGGTGCTCTTGCATTTGGTAGCCGTATCCACGCAGCTTTAGATGCTCACTATGCTCAAAATATTCCATTAATTAAAGCTCACTCTGATCTTGTAGATGTAGATCGTCAAGCTTTGCTTGCAGATTTTCAAGACACATTTCAACTGGAGCAAGAAGCTGAGATGGGTCGCATCATGCTTGAAGGTTATGAGCAGTGGGTTGAAGAAAACGGAATTGATGCTGAGCTAGAAGTTATTTCTACAGAAGAAACCATCATTGCTCCTTTGTTTAATGGAGAAGTTGAACTACAAGGAAAGCTTGACATGCGTGTTCGTCGCAAGGCAGACGGTGTTCGTATGTTCCGTGACTTTAAAACTGTCGGTGGCTCTCTTAGCGACTTTGCTAACTTGGCAAATATGAATGAGCAAGTTCTCACCTACATGCTTTTAGAATCAACCAAACGCGATGAGTCTGATCGTGCTGAAGGTGGCATTTTTACGATGCTAAAAAAGGTAAAGCGCACAGCTGCAGCTCGTCCTCCTTTTTATGATCAGATTGAAGTTAGACATAATATTTTTACAATGAGATCTTTTTGGAATCGCATTCACGGAACTATTTCAGATTTGATGAGAGTCCGAAAAGGATTAGATGAAGGTGGGGAACCAGCCTATCTTGCATACCCACGACCAACTCGTGACTGCAAGTGGAAGTGCCAATTTTTCGCTATATGCCCAATGTTTGACGACGGAAGCGCCGCTGAACAAGCACTTAGCGATTCATATGAGGTCGCAGACCCATATGCGTACTACGAAACAAACGAGAAAAAAGGAAGTGAGTGACGATGAGCGAAATTCAACGCTCTCTTACTGTAATGGTGTACGGAGAGAGCAAGGTTGGTAAATCAAGTCTTGCTGTCACCGCACCTTACCCACGACTCATGCTTGACGTAGAAGGCGGTCACAGGTTTTTGCCTATCGTCGTTAAGTATTGGGATCCACTGCGTGAGGAACCGCCTCTAGCAGATGGAACATGGGACACTGTTGTAGTTACAGTTCGTGATTATGACACTGTTCTAAAAACATACCAATGGCTTCAACTTGGAAAGCATCATTTCAAGAGTCTTATTATCGACTCTGTATCTGAGCTTCAAGTGAAGTGCTTGGAGAACATTGCTGGTGTTAATCAAATGACACAGCAGCAATGGGGAGAGTTGTTACGCCACATGGGAGGTCTTTTGCGAGATCTTCGTGACTTAACAATGCATCCAACCAATCCGTTAGAAGCCGTAGTTTTAACTGCAATGGCTCGTCTTGATAAGGATGGTCGTTATCGTCCATACCTACAAGGTCAGCTTGCAATTCAAGCTCCGTACTTCTACGACATTCTGGGAGCAATCACCGTTGAAGAACGAATGAACCCAGATCCAACTCAACTTCCATTCAAAGTTCGTCGTATGTATGTTGAGCGCACTAATCAATACGAAGCTGGCGAGCGTGTCCAAGGACGCCTCGGCAAAATCGTAGAACAACAAGACATGTCAATTGAGCGAATGCTCGACATTGTTTTTGGACCAAAACAAGCAGCGGCAGCTGAAACTACAACACAGAAAGAAGGCACTCAGTGAGTTCACGCAATTGGGCAGACCTCATTAAAGATGCTGGAGACGCGGGCAGTTATGAACCGCTACCAGACGGCGACTACGATCTCGTAGTTGTTGAAGCCACTGCGACAACATCGCAATCTGGCAAAACCATGTTCAAAGTAAAGGCGCAGGTTGAGGGCGGAGCCCACAATAAGCGTCTTGTATGGGACAACCTAGTTGTCTCACCTGATTCACCAGCAGCGCTGGGAATCTTGTTTAAGAAGTTCCATGCCATGGGAATTGGCCGTGGATACTTCGATAACAATCCAACCAATGCTCAAATTGAGCAAGCACTCATGGGTCGTCGATTCCGTGCACAGATTGGTAGCCGTCTATATAACGGCGCTAAGAAGAACGAAATCAAGAACTACTACCCAAGCGCACAGACAGTTGCTGCAATGAATGGCGAGACAGCCGCTCCTGCAACTGCTGCTGCACCTGCTCCAGCTCCTGCACCAGCGCCAGCACCTGCTGCCGCTCCTGCTCCTGCTGCAGCTCCAGCCTCACCGTTCTAAGCTGGTTTTGCTAGGTTGCTACCCAACAGTTTTTGTTGGGTAGCAATTTAGTAATCCAAGATAAGGAAATTATGAAAATACTAGTTACTGGATGCACAGCATCTCAGTCGTCTCATAACGCAATCAATCGTTATCCGACTTTTACTGGTCTTATTCACGGTGCTTTTACTGAGCTAGGTCACGAAGTTTTTCTTACTAAACCACATCTTTCGTATTCAAAAGAGTATTTAGATCGATTTGACGCAATTTTTGTCGGGCTAGCATCGCCATCAAACTTATCAGCCCACTACTCATACGGAGCTTTTGCCTTGGCTAATAAAGCCAGAGAGCTTGGAAAGCTTCGTTTAATTGTTGATATGCCAGAGCCACAAAAGATTAAAACAACTGTTAGGGACTTTTATACTGGGACAGATAGTTTTTATAAAGATTTTTATTCTAGAAGAGCTCAGTACTCTGAAGCTTCTACTCCAGAAAATAAAAAACAAATTTTAAGTTTTGTAGACCACTTACACAACGAAAAATGGGAGCAAACATTTGTCCCAAGCATGCCTTGGTTTTCTAAAAATATTATTACAAAACATATACCAAACTTAGATGAAGACAGTATTGTCTCTTTGTGTTATGACAGAGCGCTTATAGATGATGCTGAGGATGTGTTTTCTGAGTCCGATAAAATTTATTGGTGCGCTGATAGCCCTAAATCTGCTTGGACAAAGAAGATATCTAAGAGCTTAACTCTACCTATATACCCAACACGAAACAATAACTACAGCACAAATGAGATGGTTATAGATAAGATCAGCGGTTCTGTAGGAACCTTAATTAGTACCTATCAAGGAGGAGATCCTTGGTGGTCTGTTGCAATATCTCAGTCACTCATAGCAGGTGTTCCTGTTGTTACTGAATGGCGTCATACCGCCGAGCTAGGAGCAGAATGGGCGTATTTACCTTCGACGATAGAGGAAATGAGTCCAGAGGAAAGACTGATAGTGGCTCAAACACAGAAAGATTTTTACAGAGAGGCAGTGCCTTCATACGCAGACTCTCTGGAAAAAACAGCGAGAGCTCTGGACAACCAGAGCCAGTTGTCGTTAGTCTAGGCAAAACTGTACGAAAGGACAGCGAGATGGCAAAAGTAAATATGCCGTGGGTCAAAGAACAATTGACCAATAACCGCACAAAGCGGGTTGTTGGGGACAATGTTATTGCCCTACTAGAAAAGTGGGAAGAACTAAAGAACACAGATCCAGACCCAGTAAAGAATGAGGCAAACCTAAGTCAAGTTGTTGAGCTATTCAGCAAACTGGCTCTAGGACATGCAATTATTGTAGAAAACAAAAACGAGCATTGGGTGCCCGCTCAAGCTGGTCAGATTGTTGTTTCCGATGAAGTTAGAGTCAAATGGAATGCATTTGACGGTGAGATGGGCAAACTGCACAATGGTCGTCGTGGCAAGGTAGTAAGTATCCGATATGGTGACATTATCGTTAAGACAACAGATGGTAAAGAGCCTGTCTTAGAAGGATTCCATTACACACCTCAACAATTGGAAAAGCGGGTTCCATAGTGAACTCTGCTATTTTTAAGTTTAGAGTTGAAGGTAGCGACTACCAAAACATACAGACCAAAGCTAAGAA